ACGGCGTCACCTACGAAGCCGCCAGCGGCTTCACCGCGAGCGAGGTGCAGTCCACGCTGGGGCTCGCGGTGGACAATCTCACGCTCGCGGGCGCGCTGTCCTCCGATGCGCTGAACGAAAGCGACCTTGCGGCCGGCCTCTACGACGACGCGGCCATCGAGATCTGGCGCGTCAACTGGGCCGCGCCCGATCAGCGCGTGCTCATGCGCAAGGGCAATCTCGGCCAGGTCCGCCGCGGCAAGGCCGGCTTCGAGGTAGAGGTGCGCGGCCTCGCCCACAGGCTGAACCAGGCCGTGGGCCGGGCCTATGGCTATTCCTGCGACGCCGATCTCGGCGATGCGCGCTGCACGGTGAACCTCGCCGATCCGGCATTCGGCGGCGCGGGCACGGTCGCAAGCGCCGCCGACAATCGCAGATTCACGGTCTCCGGCATCGAGAGTTTCGCCGATCAATGGTTCTCGGGCGGCAAGCTGACATGGACGGGCGGCGCCAATGCCGGCCGCGCCATGGAGGTGAAGCGTCACGGCGTCGCCGGATCGAACGTCACCATCGAGCTGTGGCAGGCGATGAGCGAACAGGTCGCCGCCGGCGATACGTTCGCGATCACCGCCGGCTGCGACAAGCAGTTCGCGACCTGCAAGGCGAAGTTCGCGAACGCCGTCAATTTCCGCGGCTTCCCCTACATGCCCGGCAACGACGCGGTGACCTCCTATCCCGCCCAGGACCAGACGATGGACGGAGGCAGCCGCTATGGGAATTGAAGCGAGCTTCGCTTCCCGCATGGGGGAAGGCGAACGAATCGCAGAGATCGCCCGCGGATGGATCGGCACGCCCTATGTGCATCAGGCGAGCATGAAGGGCGCGGGCTGCGATTGCCTCGGCCTTCTGCGCGGCGTCTGGCGCGAGCTTCACGGCTCGGAGCCGGAGGACGCGCCGCCCTATTCGCCCGACTGGGCGGAGGCCACCGGAGAGGAGACTTTATATAAGGCGCTCGGGCGTTATCTCGCCGAGATCGGCCGCAGGGACATCGCGCCGGGCGACGTGGCGCTGTTCCGCATGGCGCCGCGCGGATCCGCGAAGCATTGCGGGATCGTCGCGGATCGAAGAGGCGTGCCAACCCTCATCCATGCGCGCCGGAACAAGCGCGTGAGCGAGGAGCCGTTCTCGCCGTTCTGGCGGACAAAACTCGCCCATGCGTTCCGGTTGTGACCACACGGCGGCGTCTGCCGCCGCTTTCTGAATTTGTTTCACCTCCCTCCACAAAGGTGGGTGAAAATCGACGATCGATCTCCACCGTCAGGGGAAGCGGTCGTCAACGAAAATCCTTTCGACCATGAAAGCTGGAAGTAGGCCATGGCCTCACTCGTCCTGAGCGCCGTCGGCTCTGTCGTCGGACCGGAGCTGTTCGGCTCGTTCACCCTGTTCGGCGCGACGATCACGGGCGCTCAGATCGGCGGCGCGATCGGCGCGATCGTCGGCGGCGAGATCGACGCGGCGCTGACGCCCGGCACGAATATCCGCCGCTCGGGTCCGCGCCTTTCCGACATCAACGTGCAGTCCTCGACCGAAGGTGCGCCCGTCCCGCGCATCTACGGGCGCATGCGCGTCGCGGGGCAGCTCCTGTGGGCGACGAAATTCAGGGAGACGGCCACCACGACCGAATCCGGCGGCGGCAAGGGCGGCGGCGGCGTCACCGTCACGGAGACGGACTACACCTATTCGATTTCCTTCGCGGTCGGCCTTTGCGCCGGCGAGGCGACGAAGATCGGCCGCGTCTGGGCCGACGGCAATCTTCTCGACATCTCGCAATTCGCGACGCGCTTCTACACCGGAAGCGAAAGCCAGGACCCCGATCCGCTGATCGAAGAGATCGAGGGCGAAGGCAACACGCCCGCCTATCGCGGTCTCGCCTATGTCGTGTTCGAGGATCTGCCGCTGGCCCGGTTCGGCAACCGCATTCCGCAGCTCAATTTCGAGATTGTGCGAAGCCTTTCGGCGAACGATCCCGATGCGCTCGAGAACCGGCTCGCGGGGGTAGCGCTCATCCCCGGTGCGGGCGAGTTCGTCTATGCCACGGACATCGTGACCGCCGACGATCTGCGGGGAACGACCACGGTGCAGAACGCGCACAACGCCGCCGGCACCAGCGACATCGCGGCTTCGCTCGACGAGCTGCAGGCGCTGGCGCCCAACCTCGGCGCGGTGTCGCTGGTCGTGGGCTGGTTCGGCAGCGATCTGCGCTGCGGAGAATGCAGCATCCGTCCAGGGGTGGAGACCGCCGAAAAATTCACCTATCCCGAAAGCTGGAGCGTCGACGGCATCGCCCGCGACGACGCCCATGTGGTGAGCGCCCCCGACGGGCGGCCGGCCTATGGCGGCACGCCGTCGGACGAAAGCGTGACGCAGGCGATCGGCGATCTGAAGTCGCGCGGGCTCGCCGTCGTGTTCTACCCCTTCCTGTTCATGGACATCGCGGCCGGCAACACGCTCACCGACCCCTATACCGGCGCCGTGGGGCAGGGCGCCTATCCCTGGCGTGGACGCATCACCTGCGATCCTGCGCCGGGTGCCGCCGGTTCGCCGGACAAGACTGCCGCGGCAGGCGATCAGGTCGATGCATTCTTCGACGGCGAGTGGGGCTGGCGCCGCATGGTGCTGCACTATGCGCAGCTCTGTGCCGACGCCGGCGGCGTCGATGCCTTCCTGATCGGATCGGAGCTGCGCGGGCTGACGCGGGTGCGCTCGGGCGACACGGACTATCCCGCCGTCGCCGCGCTCAAGGCGCTTGCGGCCGATGTGCGTGCGATTCTGGGGCCGGACACGAAGATCGGCTATGCGGCGGACTGGTCGGAGTACAACAACCACCAGACCGGCGACGTGCCGGGGGCGGTGCTGTTCAACCTCGATCCGCTGTGGTCCGACGCCAATATCGATTTCGTCGGCATCGACAACTACATGCCGCTTGCCGACTGGCGCGACGGCACCGCGGGCCTCGACTACGACGCGCAGAACGGCCCCACCTCGATCCACGACCGCGACTACCTCGCGCGCAACATCGCCGGCGGAGAGGACTACGACTGGTATTACGCAAGCGCCGCCGACCGCGACGCGCAGATCCGCACGCCGATCGCGGACGGTGCGGGCAAGCCCTGGGTGTGGCGCACGAAGGACCTTTGGAACTGGTGGAGCAACTCGCATTACGACCGGCCGGACGGGAGCGAGAGCCCGTCGCCCACCGGCTGGGTGCCTCAGTCGAAACCGCTCTGGTTCACGGAGATCGGCTGCCCCGCGATCGACAAGGGCGCGAACCAGCCCAATGTCTTCTTCGACCCGAAATCGTCCGAGAGCGCCGTGCCGTATTTTTCCGGCGGGACGCGCGACGATCTGATCCAGCGGCTGTTCCTCGAGGCGCAGCTGAACCACTGGCGCGACGCCGCGAACAATCCCGTATCGGAAATCTACGGCGCGCCGATGCTGGACGCGTCGCGCATCTTCGCCTGGTGCTGGGATGCGCGGCCCTATCCGTTCTTTCCCTCGCGCGCCGACATCTGGGGCGACGCCGCGAACTGGCGGCTCGGCCACTGGCTGAACGGACGGCTCGGCGCGGTGCAGCTTTCCGATCTCGTCGCGGCGCTATGTGAGGACGCGGGGTTCACGGAATACGATGTCTCCGGCCTCACCGGCCTCATCACCGGCTTTGCCGTCACCGATACGATGAGCCCGCGCGACGCCATCGCGCCGCTGGCGCTTGCCTGGCATTTCGATGCCGTGGAGAGCCAGGGCGTGATCCGCTTCGTGATGCGCGGACGGCCCGATCCGCTCGCGATTGCGCAGGACGGGATCGCGCTGCCCGACGGCGCGCCCTCCTTCGGCTTCGATCTGGAGCGCGCGCAGGAGACCGACCTGCCGGCCGCCTCGCGCATCGCCTATATCGACGGCGACGCCGACTATCGGCAGGCGGTGGCGGAGGCGCGGCGGCTCACCGGACATTCGGATCGCGTGGCGAGTTCGGCGCTGCCGCTGGTGCTCGATCAGGGACAGGCCATCGGGATCGGCCAGCGTCTGCTCATGGATGCCTGGACGATGCGCGAAACCGCGGCCTTCGCCCTGCCGCCGTCACGTCTGGCGCTCGACCCCACCGACGAGGTGGTGCTCGAAGCCGGCGGGCGCGCGCGGCGCCTGCGGCTGGTCGAAATCGACGATGCCGGCCCGCGCGGGGTGCGGGCGGTGGCGACCGATCCCACGATCTACGAGCCGATTGCGGGTCCGGCGCGCGTGCCGAACCCGATCCAGAGTCTCGAAGCGGTGGGGCGCGCTCTTGCCGTGTTCGCCGATCTGCCGCTCCTCGGCGGCGGCGAGGTGCCGTGGTCTCCCCATGTCGCGGCATTCGCCAGCCCCTGGCCCGGCGCGGTCCTGGTGTTCCGCAGCCCCGCCGACTCCGGCTATGCGCTGGACACGTCGCTGACGCTGGCAGCGGGCATCGGAGAGACAGTGAGCGCGCTTTCCTCCGGCCCGTCCTGGCGCTGGGACGAGGCCGGCGCTCTCGACATCCGCCTCTACAACGGCGCCTGCCTGTCGCGCGACGATCTCTCCGTGCTCGGCGGCGCGAATGCGCTGGCGATCCGCAACGCGGACGGCGAATGGGAGGTCCTGCAATACGCCAGCGCGGCGCTGATCGCGCCCGGCACATGGCGCCTCTCGCGCCTTTTGCGCGGCCAGGCGGGAACGGAGGGCGCGATGCGCGATCCCGTCGCTGCGGGCGCGCGTGTCCTGCTGATCGACCGGGCCCTCAAGCAGCTTTCGCTCGACCGGGACGAATACGCGCTGCCGTTCCACCTTCTCTGGGGACCGCAGGGGAAGCCCCTGTCCGATCCGGCATATCAGGGCGCGGTGCTGCAGTTCGGCGGCATCGGCCTGCGCCCGCTGTCTCCGGTGCGGCTCGATGCGAAATGGCGCGGCGGCGATCTGCTGCTGAGCTGGATCCGCCGCACGCGCATCGGCGGCGATTCCTGGGACCAGGCCGAAGTGCCGCTGGGCGAGGACTTCGAGGCCTATGACGTCGAGATCGTGAATCCGGCGGGCGATGCGGTCCGGACCTTCGCCTCCGTTCCTGTGCCGTCGCAGATCTATGCCGCAGCCGACATCGCAGCCGACTTCCCCTCCGGCCTTCCCACGCCGTTCCGCTTCCGCGTCTTCCAGCTCTCGGCGACCTACGGCCGCGGCGCGGGGGAGCTGAAGGAAGTCTGGTTCGCGTGATCCTCCCGCGTCTTGCGGAGGCGGAACCATAACCCAAAGGAATTCCCCATGTCCGACACGACACCGCGCAGCGGCCTGCCGCTGCTTGCCGCCGCGCAGGCACAGAAGCACGTCACCCACAACGAAGCGCTCATCATGCTCGACGCGCTGAGCTGCGCGCGCTTACTCGACCGCGATCTCTCGACTCCGCCGGGCTCGCCTTCGGATGGCGACGCCTATCTGGTCAAGGCGACCGGAACCGATGATTGGACCGGACAGGACGGCAGCATCGCCTTCGCCGTCGACGGCGGCTGGCGGTTCTATCGGCCCTATCAGGGACTCGTCGTCTACATTGCCGACGAGGACGAGATGTTCGTCTATGACGGCTCGGCCTGGGCCGACCTGGCGAGCGCGATGGCGTTCCAGGGCATTCCGATGCTCGGCGTCAACACGGCGGCGGATGCGACGAACAGGCTCGCGGTGTCATCCGGCGCGGTGCTGTTCGACCACGCCGGGGGCGGCACCCAGGTCAAGCTCAACAAGAACGCCTCCGCAGACACCGCCTCGTTCCTCTATCAGGACGGCTATTCCGGCCGTGCGGAGATCGGGCTCT